CTCAACTTGGCAAAGAGTATAAGCTTTATGAGTCTGTTTTGAAATCAGAGGTCATTACTGAAACCAAAGCTAATCTTTTGATTTCTACAATTTTAGAGAGCTCATCTAAACTAAATAGAAAATCTCTTAAAAGAGAAAAGTATAATCTAATTAAAGAGATTAAAGATAACTACGATATAAATACATTCTTTTCAACAAAGCTTCCTAACTATAAAAGACTAGCCTCAGTCTATACACTTATAGAATCTTTTAACATAGAGGAAGACGTAGATACTGATCAAATTGTAGATAATAAAATCACTTTATTAGAGTTTCTAACCAAAGAGGAAGTAAATACTGCAGAAGTAGAAACTGATGTATTAAAGGAGTTTAAAGAGCAAGATCCTGAAACAAGAGCTCTTGCATACAGAATACTTTTAGAAAAGTTTAACGATAAATATTCTGATCTTAGTTCAGAACAAAAGAAAGTATTGAAAGAGTTTATAGAAAGTGAAAACTCTGGTGTAAAACTAAGAGATTTCTATAATGAGAAGATTACAGAGATCAAAAAAACTTTAGCAACAGAAATAGCTAAAGTAGATAATGAAGTAATTAAAATAAAATTGCAAGAGGTTTTAAAATATGTCGTAGAGATTGATAAAACAAAAAAAGTTGACAATGACAATATTGTTGATCTCTTAGAATATTATGAACTAATCAAAGAAATTAAATCATCCCATGGCTAATCTAGGAGAGACACTTAAAAAATATATAGCTGAAAACAACATTAGATTAAAGGAGCAAGATGATCCTAAAGATGAAGTAGAAGCTGCACGAAATGCATTATTCAATGTATCTGATGAAAGATTACTTCAAGCCATTCGTAGTTTAGAAAGTGTCGATCAAATAGGATCTTTTATGATAGATCTTATTGATTTTGCTAATAATATGTCACCAGCCCCAGATATTACCAGACAACTAGCACACCAGTATATTGATAAAGGTATGATAGACATGGATTCTGAAGAAGAAGATGAGTCTGCTTCAAGAGAAGTTGAATTTGATATCAAACCTGAACTTGAAGACGAAAAAGATTTAGTAGACATAGATGAAGAAATGGAAGAAATTAGCACTTCAGCAGGTGCTGGAGCATATTTGACAAAAGCAGCTTTTAAACCAAAGTATGGCTATAAGCTAGTAAAAAAAAAGTCCAAGAAGGACAGCTAAAAGGTACAAAGGGGGGATTGCCCAATTATAAACCTGCTAAAATAACTGCAGGAACAGAAAAAGTAAACATGCAAGGAGTTAAAAATCCTTACTATTATAAACTAGGTTTCAAATTAGTAGATAGAAAAAAATTGGCGAAAGATTCTAAAATGTTTGATTACAATGACCTTTGGGATGCCACATATAAATAATATTTATAATAAAAAAATATGAAGACTTTACAGGAACAGTTTAATCTAATAAAAGAAGGCAAAGGAAATAAAGGGGTATTTCTCAAGGAAGCAAAGAGAAATCATTCTAATATTATTTCTAACATCAATAGCTTTGATGAGACTGTAAATATTTTAAAGCAAAAAAATATAATTAGCGAAAATTATGTTGATTTACAACCTATCAACATTCTAGAGCCTCGTGAGAAAGAAAGTTGGGAAACTAAATTTTCAACATTCTTAGCCGAAGCATCAAAAGAGCATGATGAGAAGATTCCTGCAGAGTCTAAAAAAGTAGATTCTTCAGTAGAAGAGATAGAAGACCATAACTTCGATTATAAGGACAAAAAAAATCCTGACAATCAAGTAGGTGAGGAAATCCTTAAAGGTCTCTATACAGAGCTTAAAAACAATCCTGACATGTCCTTGGAAGAAGCTAAAGAGCTAGTAACTAAAAATCTAGCAAAAGATCCTTTACATTACGTAAAAGAAGGTCAGTTTGGAGTAGAAGGTTTAGGATATCAAGAATCTAAAAATCAAGAGGTATCAGGAGATCACAAATCTTCTGGCTACTCTGACAAATTAAAAGATGTTGTTAAAGAAAGTTTGATGGGTGCAGGTATTGTAACATCAGGCCATAAAGACAGCTTTGCCTCTAAATCTAATGAGATTATTAAAGATATAATGGCTGAAGTTGACAAAGAATGGGGAGTACAACAAGAAGATATCAACGAAGAGGATGAGACACTACCATCAGATGAGTCTGTGACTAATATGGTAGTTGATATGAATCCCATGGAAGAGGATGAAGTTATTCAAGAAAAACCTAAGACTAAAGCTAAAAAAGTATCTATTCATAAAAGAATGTCAGAAATAGATAAATTAGGAACTGCTTTAGCACTTGAAGCTAAAATGGATGCAATTCAAGAAGAGATTGAAATGAGAGAGAGTCAAATTTCAATGATCGATGAGAATGAGTCAATGAAAGAATTGATGGATCCAAAAAAACTCAAAGAACTTAAAAATGAAATAAAGCTTCTAGAGAGAAAGAAAGCTAAGTACCAAAAAATGCACGAAAGAGCTTCAAAAAAATAAGAATGACAAAGCAAGTACTTATTGAAACTTCGTTGTTTCAACCTTCTAAAAATTTGGTTGAATCGAAGTCTCCATCTGGAAATATGCAGGTAGAAGGAATTCTTACAACTGTAAATCAGAAAAATGGCAATCAAAGAGAATATCCAGAGGATTTATGGAAAAGGGAAATAGATAACTATCAAACTCTTATAAAAGAAAATCGTGCTATAGGCGAATTAGACCATCCAGAAACAGGAATAATAAATTTACAAAATGTCTCACACTGTATAAAGTCTACTTGGTGGGATGGAGATCACGTAATGGGTCGAATAGAAATATTACCAACACCAGCAGGAAATATTCTAAAATCTCTTATAGATAGTGGTATAGTCGTAGGAGTTTCCTCAAGAGGAGAAGGAAGTGTAAAACAAATAGGAGGTGTATATGAAGTACAAGATGATTTCAATTTAATATGCTGGGATTTTGTATCAACACCCTCAAACCCAGGAAGTTTCATGTCTCCAGTGCAGCTAAATGAAAATAAACAAACGTTCCAAAATTTGGATAAATACAGAAAAGTAGACGAGATAATTAAAGAAATCCTTTGTTCAAAAGGCTCGTGTCCACTTTTTTAAGACTTTTTATAAATTTAGATATATTTATAATTAGAATATAGCATTTATATATGCTATCTGACAAATAATAATTACACATTACGCTATTATTCAATAAGCGTATTTCCAAAAAACAATTTTTAGGATTATGGCAACAAGAACTTTGCTAAACGAAGCTATTGCTGAAGCTACTTCTATTAAAGAAGCTGCATTAGCAAATGCAAAAGCTGCTTTGGAAGAGTCTTTTGCCCCTCATATCAAAGAATTGTTTTCCAAGAAAGTTCAAGAACTGGAAAACGAAGAAACTAAAATTAAAGAAATGAAGGAAAAAGACCACAAAGAAGAAAAAATGGAAGAGCAATCTGACAATATTTCTTTAGAGAGCTTACTTTCTAAACTTGATGAAATCGAAGAATCAGAAGAACTTGATGAGATGTCAGACCCTGTAATGCGAAAAGGCATGAAAGGAGATGATGCTGTTGAGAAAGAAACTGAAGAGATGCGTCTTAAAGAAGAGGAAGAATCTTTAGAAGAGTCTGAAGAGACTATTGAAGAAGAGGACCACTACGAAGAAGACGACACTAAGATGGAGCAAGAAGAGGAAGAAGAGGAATCTGAAGAAGTAGAAGAAGAGGAACTCGACTTAGACGAAATGTCTGAGGAAGATTTAAAAGACTTCATTGAAGATGTAATGAAAGACATGGTAGCTGCTGGAGAACTAGAGCCAGGACCTGACTTTGAAGCCGAAGAAGGCGAAGAAGAAGGGGAAATGGAAGATAGTGAAGAAGTAGAAATTACTATAGATTCAGAATCTGACATGATGGAAGAATCAGAGGAAGTAACTGAATCTGAAGAAATCGAAGAAGAGATCACTGAAGAAAGAGGCGGTAAAAAAGGTGACGAGCACAAAGATGACATGAAGAAAAAAGGTCATCATGGCAAAGGACCTAAAAGAAAAGAAACTGCTGAAGAGGAAGGTGAGATTGATTACATGAAAGAAGAGGATGAAGTAGAAGAAGGATATGGAATGAAGAAACACAAAAAAGAGATGGAAGAAGCATTAGCTGAAATCGAAGCTCTTAAAAAGGATCTTCAAGAAGTAAACTTACTAAATGCTAAACTTCTTTATTCAAACAAGCTTTTTAAAGACAAGAATCTTTCTGAGTCTCAAAAGGTAAAAGTGCTTGAGTCTTTTGACAAAGCAAATTCAACTAAAGAAGCTAAGTTGGTTTATGAAACTTTAAGTGAAGGAATCAAATCTAGACCTACTTTTAAAAGAAGATCTATGGTTTCTGAGATTAAAGCTTCAGCATCTAAACCAACTCAAGTTATCAAAGAAAACAAAAATCAAATTGTAGAATCGGATGGTATGGTAGCTAGATTCCAAAAACTAGCAGGTATCGTCTAAATTTAATTTTAAAATGAGTAATATAAACACACTTTTAGAAAGTGCTAACCCTTACCAGTCACAAATGAGTGATGCTAAGAGACTAGCACAAAAGTGGGAAAAAACAGGACTCTTAGAAGGTCTTGATAATACCCACAAAAGCAACATGTCTATGTTGTTAGAAAACCAAGCTAAGCAGCTTGTAGTAGAGAGCTCTCAAACTGGTGGGGGTACATCTTCACAAGGTACATTTACTGCTGGTGTAGGTGAGCAATGGGCTGGAGTAGCACTTCCCCTAGTACGTAAAGTATTCGGACAGATTGCTGCTAAAGAATTTGTTTCTGTACAGCCAATGAACTTGCCCTCTGGGCTTGTATTTTATCTAGATTTCCAATATGGAACTAGCAAGCAGCCTTACACAGCTGGAAGCTCTGTATATGGTGATACAGGAGGAAACACTCCTTTTGGTAACACTAACACAGGTGGATTCTATGGAGCTGGTAGATTTACATATTCTATCAACAACACTTCATCTGCTGTAACAGGTGTAACTTCATCTGCAACTTGGGCAGATTTAAACTTTGATTCTACTTACTCTGCTTCTGCAGCTGCTAGTGGATATACTAAAGTTGCTGTAACAAGAGCTCAATTAGCTAACCTAGATGTAGAAGGAGTACGTGGATTTGTAATCACAGGTTCAGCTCTTACTGCTGCTGAAAACCTTCCTGCATTCACAACTGTAGATGCTACTAACGTAACATTTATCGTTTCTGGATCTGACGTAGGTGATGGACAAACATTCGCAGTTGAGTATCAATTACAACCAACTGATCAGTACAGAGGTGATTTCGAAGATCAAAACACTGCATTGAACAACAATAACAACCCAATCAGCATTCCTGAAATCAACGTACAGATGAAATCATCTGCTATTGTTGCTAAAACAAGAAAACTAAAAGCTGTATGGACTCCTGAGTTTGCACAAGACTTGAATGCTTACCATGCACTTGATGCTGAAGCAGAATTGACTTCTATCCTTTCAGAGCACATCTCATTAGAGATCGATCTTGAAATCTTAGATATGCTTCTTACTTCTGCAGGTGCAGGTACAGAAAAATGGTCTGCAGTTTCTAACCAATTCATCAACAACGCAGGTACTGCATTTGATGGAAAAGGTGTAGCTGACGGTGGATATTATAACAGCCAAGGACAGTGGTTCCAAACACTTGGAACTAAAATCCAAAAGCTTTCTAACATCATTCACCAAAAAACCCTTAGAGGTGGTGCAAACTTCCTAGTATGTTCTCCGACTGTAGGTACAATCCTTGAGTCTATTCCTGGATTTGCTGCTGATAGCGATGGAGATACAGCTAAAAATACTTATGCATTCGGTGTGCAAAAAGTAGGACAGTTGAATGGAAGATATAAAGTATACAAAAACCCATACATGACTGAAAACCAAATCCTTTTAGGATATAGAGGTACTCAGTTCTTGGAAAGTGGTGCTGTATTTGCTCCTTATATTCCATTAATTATGACTCCTCTAGTGTACGATCCAGACACCTTTACACCAAGAAAAGGTCTCTTGACTAGATACGCTAAGAAGATAGTCAGACCAGAATTTTATGGTACAATTGAAGTAGCTGGTTTAAATACTCTATAATCTAAAAATTTAGATTAGAAAATAACCCCTCCTTGTGAGGGGTTTTTTTATTGGAAAATATTTATTATAAACCAAATGTTTATGCCTACCTCAAAACATCACACAGATGATGTGTACAAAGGGAAAAGAACTCGTAAAAACCCTATCAAGTTTCAGATTCAATTAAACGAAGAGCAAAAAGAAGCTAAGGATATAATACTCCGAAATACCATAACTTTATTAGCAGGAGCAGCTGGATCAGGAAAAACTCTATTAGCTTGTAATATAGCTTTAGATGGATTATTCAGGAGAGAATATCAAAACATAATAATTACAAGACCAACTGTATCAAAAGAAGATATAGGATTCCTACCAGGAGATATGAGGGAAAAAATGGATCCTTGGGTACAGCCTATATATCAGAACTTTTATACTCTTTATGGAAAAGATAAAATGGAAAAATATCTAACTGATGGCAGTATAGAAATAGTACCAGTATCTTTTATGAGGGGGAGAACTTTTCTTGATTCTATAGTGATTGTAGATGAAGCACAGAATGTTACCCACGAGCAAATGGAAATGTTAGTATCTAGATTGGGATTAAGATCTAAGATGATTATTTGTGGTGATGATAAACAGATAGATTTGAGAAGAAAAGCTGATAGTGGATTTAAATTTTTGTATAAAGCCTCTAGAAGAATAAAAAATCTAGAAGCCTTAACTCTAACAACAAATCATAGAGATCCAATAGTAGAAGATATCTTAATGTATTATGAAGAGCAACTGAATCACATAACATTCTCAGATTTCAGTGGTTCGTCTAAAAGATAAGATATTTATAATAAAATGTAGATAATGGCAACTTTGAAACTTGTAGTGCAAGAAGACATTACTTTAGATGGTAATGATAGAAGCACTTACTATCAACATGATATAACAGGAATAAATTCTGTTGATCATAGAACCATGACTATACCTGCAGATACTGAAGCAGCTATATTTAATTTAAGTAATACTGTAGGAGCAGGGACTTTTATAACAAGTTCTATCAAGTATGCTAGAATAAGTAATGTTACTACTTCAAGTTTTGTAGATGTCCATGTATCATCATCAACTGAATCAGCTCATTTTAAAGTAAATGGTGGAAGTATATTTACACTATCTACAAGTGAATACACTGGAAGTTTATCTTCTAGTTATGCATATGATGATATAGCATCAATAAAATTAAAACCATCAGGTAGTTCAGCTAAGATTGAATATTTTATTGCTACAACATAAATAAATAATTATGAATAAATGTAATTGCAAAATTTGTAACTGCGGCACATCATGCGACTGCGATTGCTGCGATTGTTAAATAAAGAATTATGAATATACCCATTTGGCCAGGATCTAGTTCCTTTGATATTGGAGATACTCCTTTTGGATTTTATGACTTAGATCAAGATTTTAGAACAGATGCAGATAAAGTAGCTGAATTCTGTACTAGAAGAATGGGATATCCCTTGAATGATATTGAACTTCAAGACATAAATTTCTATACTGCTTTTGAAGAAGCAATCACTACTTATGGAAATGAAGTATTTGCTTTTAAAGTGAGAGATAATCAACTTTCACTTGAAGGATCTGATGTAAATGGTGATGCTACAAATAAAGTAGTAACTCCAAACATGGGTAATATCATAAGATTATCAAAACAATATGGTGCAGAAGCAGGATCAGGAGGTAACTTAGAATATTATTCAGGAAGTATAAATGTAGTTAGTAATCAACAAGATTATGACTTAGAAGCCTGGAAAAACAATTTAGGAATTACAAGTAGTATTGAGGTGAAAAAAGTATTCTATGAAGCACCACCTGCAATAACACAATATTATGACCCTTATTCAGGAACAGGATTTGGCTTCCAAGCTTTATTTAATTCATTTGGATTTGCAGCCATGTCCCCTGCAACGAATTATCTGATGATGCCTTTGTCTTATGATTTGCAGACAATACAGGCTATTGAGATGAATCAGCAAGTTAGAAAATCTAACTACTCATTTGAGATTATAAATAACAGACTAAGAATTTTCCCTATACCAACTGTAAGCACAGGTAGCATCTTCATTGAGTATATAAAAGATGATGAAAGACTAAGTAATAGTATAGATCCTAGCGATAATAAAGTAAGTTCTGTTGCTGATGCTCCATATAGTAATCCAACCTATAGCAGAATTAATTCAGTAGGAAGACAATGGATATTCGAGTATACACTAGCAATAGCTAAAGAAATGCTTGGTTGGGTTAGAAGTAAGTATTCAACTCTACCCATCCCTAACTCTGAAGTAACTTTAAATGGTGATTCTCTTTTAAGAGAGGCAGCAGACAACAAAGTTAGATTGATAGAGAGATTGAGAGAATATTTAGATCAAACATCAAGACAGGCATTGTTAGAGAGGAGAGCAAACGAATCAGAGTTTAAGAATAAAGAGTTGGCACAAGTACCATACACTATTTATGTAGGTGCATTAGCAGCTTTAATTACTATAGTACCATTTTAAAATATGGCATTATTTGGAGGACAAAGAGATGTAAGTCTAGTAAGACATATAAACAGGGAGTTATTAGGAGACATAATTACCCAACAAGCATCCTTTTACAAATACAAGATAGAGGATACTAAAGTAAACATTTATGGAGAAGCCTCTGGAGCTAAGTATTTCGATGGTCCTTTCTTATTCAACTGTTTGATAGCAAGAAAAGATCAAGACTATCCAGAAAGTGATCTGGGTGTTAACTTTCAATGGGGTATTGATTTTGCATTTCTTAGAGATGATCTTGTTGATTCTATGTATGTACCTGAAATTGGTGACATTGTATTATATCAAGAAAGTTATTACGAAATTGATAACTTGAATGCTAACCAATATTGGACTGGAAAGAATCCAGATTATCCAAATGATGTAAACCCATTAAACCCGAATCTACAAAGATTTGGTAGCAGTATATCAATAGTAGCTAGTACACATTATGTACCAGCAGATAAGTTGAATTTATCACCCTATAAAGAGAGAATGTAATGGCAGTAACTAAATCTCAACTTTTTGAACAAAGATTTAATAAATCACGAGGAATTTATCCTGCAGTGCCAGAGGCACCTTTGTCAAAAAGAAACATGAAGCCTAGACCAAAAAATCAGGCTGAGATGGAGAGAGAATTAGCTGAACCATATATAGATGAATTAGGAAATCCTAATACAGCACCAAACCCAAACGAGAGAGAAACAGGGATCAATTTTAATAGATCAACAAAATTGTCTGCTAAGAATGATGCCACTAAATCATTTAAAGTTGGTGTTCAGGACATAGATGAAGCAGTATTTTACTATTTTAATGAAGTTATTCAGCCTTCAGTTTATCAAAACAGCAGATATATATCAGTTCCTGTAATTTATGGTAATCCTGAAAGATGGAAATCTCAACAAAAGGATGGATTCTACAGAGATAAAAGTGGTAGAATAATGCTACCCATTTTAGTAGTACAAAGAACAAATCTTGAAAAAGATAGATCTGTAACAGCTAAGATAGATTCTAATTCTCCACATTTATATTATTCTTTAGACAAGGGATATAATAGTAAGAACTTTTATAACAACTTTGATGTATTGAATAACAGAAAACCTGTACAGCAATCACAAGCTATAGTTGTAGGAGATTTTGTAACAATCACTTATGATTGTATTATACAAACTTATTATATGGAACAACTCAATGGAGTTATAGAAGCTATTGAATATGCTTCTGATTCATATTGGGGAGATCCTGAAAGATATAAATTTAGAGCATTCATAGATAATTTTGGGAGCACTACAGAACTTACAGATGGTCAAGAAAGATTGGTAAGAGGTAATTTTACAATACGATTGAGAGGACAAATAATACCAGAAGTACTTCAAAAAGATTTAAATGCACTAAAAGCATTTAATTCCAAGGCAAAAGTGACTGTAACTACAGAAACTGTACAAAATATATCTACTTTACAGTAGGTATATAATATTTATAATAAAGAAATAAAGATATATTTTATGGAAAAAAAAGTTTTGACTGAAGAGGAGTTGCAAAGGTTAAAAAAGTTTCAAGAAAAAGAGAATGAAATTATAGTTTCTTTGGGTCAAATAGCTTACCAAAAAGAAATTTTAAATGAGCAAAAAGACCAAATTAAACAAACGAGAAAAGAACTTGAGAAAATGAGATCCGATTTTGCTTCTGAATTGACTAAAAAGTATGGAGATGGGATCATAAACATAGAAACTGGAGAAATAACTCCACAGAAATAAAATTTTAGAAAAAAATTTAGTATTTATAATAAAACGTTTATCAAACAATAAAATACAATGGCAGAGACATTATTATCACCTGGTGTACTAGCAAGAGAAAACGATTCTTCGTTTGTAACTGCACAACCTATACAAGCTGGAGCTGCAATAGTTGGCCCAACTCCTAAAGGGCCAGTAGAGAAACCAAGACTTGTAACTTCTTATTCTCAATATAAAGCAATCTTTGGAGCTGCTTTTGAGAGTGGGAGTCAACAATTTTCTTACTTCACTTCTATTGGAGCATTTAACTACTTCCAAAATGGAGGGGATTCCTTATTAGTAACTCGTGTTACTTCAGGATCATTCACCCCAGCGACTTCGACAACAGTACATAACAATATTACAACAGCATCAAATACTTTTCAACTTACAACGTTGTCTGAAGGAACTATCATGAATAGTTCAGGATCTCTGTCAAGTGGGGGAGCACTTGCATCTGGATCAATTGATAACATTCGTTGGGAAATTGCTAATCCAAATACTGAATCAGGGGTATTCAGCCTATTGATTAGACGTGGTGATGATACAACAAATGACAAAACTGTCCTTGAAACTTGGCAAAACCTTTCATTAGATCCTAAAGCTGATAACTATATTGAGAAAGTTATTGGTAACTCTACTGAAACAGTTCAAAGTGATGGAGGACAATATTATATCCAAAATCAAGGGTCTTACACTAACAAGTCAAGCTATGTTAGAGTTTCTGCTGTATACCAAAAGACTTCTGACTATTTTGATAATGATGGGAATGTAAAATCTCAATACACTGCTTCTATACCAACAGCAGGATCAGGGTCCTTCTCAGGAGCAACTGGAGATCTATACTCTCAAGCAACAGGATCACCAGCACAATTCTATGATAATGTTACCACTGGAAATATTCAAGGACTTACTGGAACAGATTATACCATTGCACTTAATCTATTAAACAATAAAGATGACTATAGATTTAATGTAATCTCTGCACCTGGACTTACAACACAAAATGCTTCTTCTCAAGTAACTTCACTTTCTAGTGTAGCTATCAATAGAGGAGACAATATTGCAATTGTTGATCTTGTAAACTGGGGTGCTGAAACAGCCACTGTAACTACACAAGCTGCAACGTTTAATACAAGCTATGCTGCTACTTACTGGCCATGGGTACAAACAATTGATCCTGATACAGGACAGACTGTTTGGGTACCTGCTTCAACTGTTATTCCTGGGGTAATGGCATTTACAGATAAATCTTCTGAACCATGGTTTGCACCTGCAGGTCTTAACAGAGGAGGATTAGGAACAGTAATTAGAGCAGAGAAAAAATTAGCATCAGCTACAAGAGATACACTCTACACAGCTAACGTAAACCCAATTGCTACATTCCCACAAGCAGGAGTAGTAGTATTTGGTCAAAAAACTCTACAAAAATCTGCTACAGCACTTGATAGAGTAAATGTACGTAGATTGTTAATCTCTCTTAAAAATTATATTTCTCAAATTTCTGATTCATTAGTATTTGAGCAAAATTCAGCTGCAACAAGAAACAACTTCCTTACTCAAGTAAATCCATACTTAGAGTCTGTAAGACAGAGACAAGGATTGTATGCTTTCAAAGTTGTAATGGATGAGTCTAACAATGGACCTGATGTCGTAGACAGAAATGAGCTTGTAGGACAAATTTATCTACAACCAACTAAAACAGCTGAATATATAATCTTAGACTTTAATGTCTTACCAACTGGAGCAACATTCCCAGCCTAATAAAACTGAAAAATAAATATTTATAATAAAATAACACAAGATGGCAATAGTAGAATCAAATGATATCTTTTTCACCGAGTTCGAACCGAAACAGGCAAATAGGTTCAGAATGCTAATAGATGGTTTCCCTGCTTATATGGTGAAAGGAGTAAGTGCTGTATCACTAACACAAGGAACAGTAACCTTAAATCATATCAACGTTCAAAGATTTGTAAAAGGGAAAACAACCTGGGGTACAATAGATTTCACACTTTTTGATCCTATCACACCATCAGGTGCACAAGCAGTAATGGAATGGGTAAGATTACATCATGAATCAGTTACTGGTAGAGATGGATACTCTGATTTCTACAAAAAAGATTTAACATTTGATGTGTTAGGTCCTGTAGGAGATATCGTTTCACAGTGGGTAATTAAAGGAGCCCTTATTACTTCTGCAGCATTCGGTGCATACAACTATGATACTGAGAATGCAGCACAAGAAATTACAATGACAGTACAGCCTGATTACTGTGTATTAAACTTCTAACCTTCCCTATAAAGATGAAAACAAAACCCGACTTTCTGTCGGGTTTTTTTGTGTCTAAAATTAAATTTATATATATTTATAAGAGATAGTTATCTAAAAAAATTATGAGTGAAATAAAAATGCCAACTGAAGAGGTTGTGCTACCTTCAAAAGGATTACTTTATCCTGAAGATAATGTTCTTTCAAAAGGAGTTATACAAATAAAGTACATGACAGCTAAGGAAGAGGATATCCTTACAAATCAAAACTATATTCAGAAAGGAACAGTATTAGACAAACTTTTAGAATCTCTAATTGTAACAGAGGGAGTAAAAGTTGATGATCTGATTGTAGGAGACAAGAATGCTGCACTTATAGCTGCTAGAGTATTAGGATATGGAAGTGACTACAAATTTACTTTTATGGGCAAAGAGCAATCAGTGAATCTAGCAGATCTTGAAAATAAATTCTTCGATGAGAGTAAAGTTACTAAAGGAAAAAATGAATTCGAATTTGAGCTACCTCACAGCCAAAATAAGATCACTTTTAGAATTTTGGATGGTCATACTGAGAAGAAGTTAAATCGTGAAATAGAGGGCCTTAAAAGGACTGGAAATGGTACAGCACCAGAACTAACTACAAGACTAAAATATATTATTACTTCTGTAGAAGGAGATAATGATCAAAAAGCAGTCAGAGACTTCGTAGATAACTATTTATTAGCTCGTGATTCAAGAGCTTTAAGAGAGTATATCAAACAAGTTCAACCTGACGTAGACCTTACTTTTAGGTCGGATAGTGGAGAGGAGGCCACTATCCCGATTAATCTTAGCTTTTTTTGGCCTGACATCTAAATCTGCAAAACAGTTTAGATTAAACATATTTAAAGAGATCCATGAGATAGTATTTCATGGACAAGGGGGATATGATTGGGAGACAATTTATAATATGCCTCTTTGGCTTCGTAAATACACTTTTCACGAAATCAAGCAATTCTACGATAAAAAATCTGAAGCTGAGAAATCTGCTCTTAAAGGAGATAAGAAATCTCTAATAGACCCTTCAGGAAAAATAAATAAAGAACAATTCGCAGAAGTATCAAAACAATATAAGGGTAAAACTTCATACAAATAGTTTGTTTTTTAAATATTTATACTAAAACACTCTAAGTGAACGAAGAACAACTAAAAAGGATACAGGAACTTCTCGAAAGGATCAAACAACAAGCTAAAGAGCTAGGGGAAACTTCACCTTTCTCACAAGACCCTAGATTTTCAAGTGAAGAAAGTATTCGCAATATTCAAGACACTTCAAAAGCTTTTGAAGACTTAGAAAACCAATTTCAGTCCTATTCAAATATTTTAGATGCTATAAATAATGATCTAGGAGGAATAGAGGCTGCACTAGCTGCAACAGTTGCAGAATTTTCTAAATCAAATGAGCCGATAAATAAAGTAAGGAATGCCTATAGAGACATAGGAAGAGTTGCCACTGATTTAAAGTTAGATCAAAGAGATATAATAAACCTAAGTGATAAACAACTTGAAACTTTAGATAAGAGACTACAAAGAAATTTTTCAATATTAGAGAGTAATAAAGACCTAATATCTACAAGTAAAGAAAATTTAGAGCAAGAAGTAGCAGCACTCATAAACAAAAGAGATCTTAGATTAGCTTCTAAAGAAGAGCTTAGAGAATTAGAAAGAAAAACTGTAAGACTTAAAGAAGTTTCATCAATAGAAAAAATTATAAATGATGAAATACAAGCAAGACAGGATAGACTTGATGGTGTTATTGAAAGAGAAACAACCATTGGTGAAATTTTAGAAGCAAGAATAAAACAAAGAAAGGAAGAAGAAAGACAAGTAAAAAAAGCTACTGAAGACGCAAAGTCTGTAGCTGATGTTTTAGGAAAAGTTCCTTTAATAGGACCCTCTATAAAAGAAGCTTTTGGTGAAGTTCAACAAGAAGTTAGAGATATTATAAAAGAACAAGGAGAATTACCAGAAGGGTTTAATGCAACTGGTTTACTAATATCAAAATTAGGACCAAAAATTAAAAAAAATCTAACTAATCCAATTCTTCTTGCGAGTGCAGCTCTAAAACAACTATATTCAGCTTTAAAACAAGTTGACACACAAGCAGGAGACTTAGCTAAGCAATTTAACCTTACATACTTTGAGGCTCAAAGAATAAGACAAGAATTTGTAGGGATTGCAGGATCTACAAATGAAATATTTGTAACGAGTAAAGGATTATTAGAAACTTTATCAGCTATAAATCAATCACTTGGAACTAGACAATTCACAGGTCTAAGCGATGGATTTGAAGAAAGCTTAGTATTTTTAACAAAACTTAGAGAACAAGCAGGTTTAACAAATGAAGAATTAGTAGGAGTTTCACAATTAGTTCTTGCAACAGGAGATAGTGCAGAGGCCATAACAGCTGAATTCTTAGCACAAGCACAAATTTCTTCAGCAAGGCAAGGTGTTCTAGTAAATGAAAAAGAATTATTTAGAGAGATAAAAAATATCTCTGCTGCGACACTACTTTCTTTACAAAGAAGTCCAGCTGCGATAGCAGATGCAGCAGCAACAGCTAAAGCTTTAGGATTACAACTATCCCAAGTTGAAAAAATAGCTGATGGATTACTACAGTTTGAATCTTCTATAACTTCTGAATTAGAAGCAGAACTTCTTTTAGGCAGAAATTTAAACCTTGAACGAGCAAGATTTGCAGCATTAAATAATGATATAGCAACTGTAGCAAAAGAGATTGCACAGCAAGCAGGATCCGCAGCTGAATTTGCCAAATTAAATAGAATTCAACAACAGGCACTTGCAGATGCTGTAATGATGTCAAGAGAGGAACTTGGTGCTCAGTTATTGATTCAAGAGCAATTAGGAACTCTTACAGGTGAAGCAGCAGATAGAAGAAGGGCTGTTATTGATAATCTTATAGCAGAAAGAGGTTTACAAGGTGCTATAAATGTTTTAGGTCAAGAAAGCATTGAAACTCTTGAAAAACAAGCCTCTGTTGCAGAAGAGTTTAACGCTATTATTCTACAACTAAAAGAAGCTTTTGTGGGTATTGCAACAGCATTAGCACCTATAGGAAAAGTTTTAGGATACGTTGGAGTAGTAATAAAAGGACTGTTAAATCCAGTAAAAACTTTAGTTTCCTTTTTTGATGGTTTAGGAGAAAGTGTAGAAAAAGTAGCAGCCACAGTAGATAGGCTTTTAACTGGAGCAGGTATTGGAGCACTAACAGGTGCAGCAATAGGGATGATTGGTGGACCTATTGGAGCAGGAGCTGGTGCACTTATAGGAGCAGGAATAGCAAGTGTAGGTGAAATAGTTACAAGCTTTGCCGATGATATAGTATATCCAAATAAATCAGAATATGGAGACACTGTAATTAAAGGACCAGAGGGTACATTTAAATTAAACGATAAAGATAAAGCTGTGATAGCTGGTACTGATGGATCTTTTAGAGAATTAGGTTCAACAGCAGTATCTAAAGCAATGACAGATGGATCTTTTAGAGAATTAGGTTCAACAGCAGTATCTAAAGCAATGACAGATGGATCTTTTAGAGAATTAGGTTCAACAGCAGTATCTAAAGCAATGATAGATGGATCTTTTAGAGATCTAGGTTTTATGAGGCCATCTGAAAGACAACCTTCATATAGAGGTTTTGAGTCAATAAAGCCAATGAGATCATCTATGACTGGGCAAACTTATACGATTGCTAATGAGTCAATGTTCAATCCTGTTTCAAACATAAATACTTCACAGGTATCTACTATAAACAATAATACACAAAATCTAGATTTGAAAGAGCTTTTGAGTATGAATAAAAAGCTTATAGAAGTTACGGAGAATCAAACAAGAGTTTTAGCTAAAGAAAGCGAAATGACAAGAAGATCTAAGCAGAAATTACAGGTTGGAGTACAAGATTTTGGTACTGATGTAAGTATGTTTAGTAGCAGAGTAGAATTTGGTTAAAATTATATAACAACTCAATATTTATAATAAACATAAACATTTTATAAAATGGCAAATTATACAAACATTTTAGATCGCTACGCAGGTCAAGGATCTCCAAACAGTACAGGAGTATCTAAGGATGATTCAGCACCAACAGCTCCTTTAAAAAGAGAGTTTACTTTGTACATCAATGATACTTTTAAAAACGGTACATATGATGCTACAATTAGTGTTGCTGATATCAATAGACTTCAAGACGCAACTAACGCATCTGCTGTAGCTACAGAAGGATAAACACTTAGTTAAACATGTCTCAACAACCTACAAACTTAAAAGATAGGTTGATAAAAGACTCTACTGGTGAAGGCTCTGGAACTAGACTAAGATCTCTCAAATATGGTAGAGACCGTGAAGGGGGTGGAAACTCAAGAGAGCCTTTTATCACTGAATCACTTCCTGGAGTAGAGGAAGACAATCCTAATATTGGTTTATTAGGTAACGGAGACTTTTTACTTAGAGCTGGCTCTCTAGAAAGAAGCTTAAATGATGTTGTAAGGCTAACAAAATATTTTACTACTGGTAAAGGGTTGGGTTTTGTAGCCAAGCAAAATTTGCTTTCTAGAACAAATGTGAAACCACAGGGAGGTGGCATTCTCAATCAAGGAATTTATTTACCAACAAATACCTTAGCACAAGCTGGTGTTTCTTTTATAGGAGGTCATTTAGTTAAGCAAGGAATAAACCCTTTTAGGGACCTGTCTGTAAACCCTCTTAATGAGCAAGATACTGCACCGAGTGGAGATGGATTTTTTCAAAAAGCTTTAGGTACAGTAAAAAAAGGTTTACAAGCTGCTGATAATGCAACAACTTTCCCTTTATACTTAAATCAAGTAACTTCAGACCAAGAAGATTCTGCGAATAGGCTGGTTCAACTTAGATCAGCTAAAATAGCACCAAAAACACCAAATGGTGCTTCTGCTGCTTTTGCTAGAGCATTGAACTTTACTACTATAGGTAATAATTTAACGGGTCTTTTAGGACTACAAGATCCTGTAAGTGGTAGAGTACAAGATAAAGTACCAGATTTATCTTCAAACAATCCATCTCTTTCAAAACTAAATATTTCTACAGCAAAAGGGGAGATTTTGTCATATGGAGGAGGACCAGGTTCTTTTTTAGGGATAGGAAAAACAATTATAAAAAGAGCGTCAGATACTAATGCTTATAATACTGAATCTTTTAGATCTAAATATTATCTTTTAGATGCTGGTACAATACAGCAAAAAGCAGATTTAGTAGTTAACAATCCTGGAAAAATATTACCAGATTTTCGTTTTGATGTATTTGGACAACAAAATAAAGGACAGAAAAAAAATATATTAAGTGCACCTGTAGATTATACTACTAAAAACATAGAAACAAGAGTTGGTTTAGGTGATCCAGGCAAAGTAACAAAAGATCTTTCTTCATATACACAAGGCCTAGGAGAGAAATTAGACAAAGTAAATGGATTACCTCTTTATGAGTCTTCAGGAGTTACAGCAAATGCTCTCAAAAACGATCTAGTAAAATTTAGATTTTCTGTTCCTGACACCAATAATCCGAGAAAAAGAACATATATTCACTTTAGAGCATTTTTAGATGGATTTACTGATAATTACACATCTAATTATGAAACTTTAAGATATATGGGTAGAACAGATCCTTTATATAGATTTCAGGGATTTGAAAGAAATGTTGTTTTATCATGGACTATTGCTGCTCAATCTAGAGAGGAGCTTATGGTTATGTATACTAAATTAAACTATTTGCAGTCTGTAATGACAGGGGACTACACTAGTAAAGGTTATTTTGCTGGTAATGTTGTTAATTTGACTGTTGGTGGGTATTTTTGGGAAACTCCTGGGGTAATAACATCAATGAATATTTCTGTGCCAAATGAATCACCATGGGAAATAGGATTACCAGATAGCGAAGAAAGTACAGGTTTTAACAGTAGACAAACTATACCAACTGACCTAGAAGTACGAGAAATGCCTCATATAATTCAAGTTACTGGATTTGCATTTAACCCAATACATGATTTCGCACCTAGAAAACAGCAGAATCAATTTGGACCTAATGGAGAATTAGAAGAGTTTGGTAAGGAAGCATTTATTGCCCTAAAATCAGAGGCTGGAAAATCAATTTTTGATTCAGATGATGTAGGAGCAACCAATCCTAATTTAAGTTTCAGGCCTACTACAGCAGCAAAAGTTTTAGGAAATGGGATTAGGAGTCTACAAACTGGTGCACAAAAACTTAAAACTACAGGGCCTCAAGCTAGTCCTTTTAAAATTTCAGCACCTTCGTCAATTAGCAGTAAAAAATCAGGAGGATTACCCTTTGGTGGATAATGGGAAGATATACTAACATAAAAAAAAGAATAAATTTACAGGGAACTGAATTCTATAGAACTGTAAGGTACCCTGAAGTAAAACTTTCTGATCAAGATTTGTATGTAATAACAGGCCAAGGTGATCGATATGACGTTCTTGCTAATCAATATTATAAAGATCCTTCTTTATGGTGGGCTATCTCAATAGCAAATTATGGAACAGATCAGAGTAGTTATTACCCACCAGTAGGAATTCAAATAAGAATACCAGCTAATATCACTGGAATCATCTCAAACTTCCAAAAAGCAAATGCATAGTTATGGCAAATATCAATCCTTCTATAGTTGGAGAACCCTATAAAGATTATGTTAAGGATCAGATAAAGATCCGACAAAAAATCCATGGTGCAGGTTTAGGCTCAGATACAAGAACTCCAGAGGAGATTGCCTATCTGAATTCTAAAAATTCATGGATTAAATGTGCTTCTTCTGTTTCTATAGAAGATTCTTCTAGACTTACAAATATTGGATTAAATGGAAACTTAAAAGGCACAGAACTAGCAAAAAAGTTTGTTCTTTTCAATGGTATTCAAGATTATAATAATCCAACAGATTTAAGAGGAGGATATTCAAGTAAATCTGACAATCCACAAACTTCAGGGCTTGTTGAAAATGCTTTGCCAAATTCTTTGTATGGAATAGGAGGACTAGATTTTGGTCAACAACCGATGCCTGGTATTTTAGATTTTACATTGACTCACAATGATATAGGATCTATAAGATTTGGCCAACTTAAAATAAGAGCAAATAATAAATTACAATTTGAAATATTAGAACTTCTTTATGTAAGATTGGGTTATACAATTTTTGTTGAATGGGGTAACAACATGTATTTTGAAAACTCAGAAAAAAAGAGAAAACCAGTAGGTACAGTTGAAGTTGGACAGGGTTCTTTTGGAGAATTTGGTACTGAAGGTCAACTTGATCAAACTAGCTCAACAAATATCGGCCCAGCACCAAAATCAGTTGGAACAGGTCAGATAAATACAAGACTAAAATATACAGGAGTTGATACAGTAACTTTAATAGATGATGGAACATGGTTTGATCCTCCTGCTGAATTACTTACTCATTTAGGTTTTTTTCAAAAAATAGAGGAAAAAAGAGAAGAGTTTCAAGGAAACTATGATGCCTTTTTTGGCAGAGTAGTCAATTTTGATTGGACATTTCATCCTTCTGGGTACTATGAGATTGATCTTGTTTTAAGAGATTTAGGAGACGTAGTTGAATCCTTCAAGGTAAATGCATTAACCAAAAAGAATACAGTACCTAACTTTACTGAGAATAATGAAACTGAACAAACACAAGCAAATCAGGATGATGTAAGAAACTATTTATATTGTCTTCAAAATACCCTTGAAGAAAATAATCCTTTTAATAGTGAAGAAAATAATTCTGATTACGTAAATGTAAAGGAATATGAGAATGTTTTAGATCCTAACATTGACATGCCACAAAATACTCTTTATATAAGATTTGGGGCTTTTTTAGAGTGGTTGGAAAAGAATATAATTCCACATATCACAAACCAAAGTAAAACTTTTCCAATGGTTTCTGTTAGTACATCAGATACAAATTATATGAGAACATTTCCAGGTTTTATATCTACAAATCCTGGTGTCTGTGTCATAAAGAATGATTTTTTGGGGGAATTTGAAAAAAAGAAAATAGGCAGCAACTATGCACACGACAAGCTTTTTTCTAATTTTAGATCAATAAATGTAGGAGATAATCCGTATTTAGGTAAAATTATGAATATATACCTGAATATAGGTACTTTAGAAAATACTTTTAAAAATTTACTAGGTAGTTCAAATACCGTTGACGTTGACCTTTTATCTTTACTTAATACAGTTCTGACTAATGTAAATAAGTGTTTTGGTAATTATGTTGATTTAAGAGTTGGTATACAAGAGGGTAACGTATTGGTCATAAGGGACACAAAATTAGAAAGTAGAGTAGGAACAGACGGGGAAAGGTTTGAAAAAGAAGAAGAAGATAAGGAAGGCATAATCAAAGTTTTTGGATATGATCCAGATAGTTTAGAATCAAATTTTGTAAAAAACTTCAGATTTAATACTAGAATATCAAATCAATTAGCCTCTCAAATAACTATTGGTGCTGCTTCTAATAGAACAAACACAACAAATGTATCTGGATTTTTTGAGAATCTTAATTTAGGTTTGAAAGATAGGTTTCAAGAAAAAAGTTCGGATAACAATCCTGATGAAGAGACTGAACCTTTCATTGAATCATGTAGAGCAGGTGAATCAAATAAAAACATTTCGTCTTCTGATTTGTTAAAAATAGCTGGTGCTTATTTAAAAGGTGCTATCAAGTCTGGAGGAGTTGGTCCTATAACACCAGATTTTTCAGGTACTGATTTCTCATCAGATTCATCAAAACCTGAAGATAAAAAAGATCAAACTGATATAGAAATAGCCAGAGAAAATCTATCAGAAGCTGGAGATACATATTTTCAACTTCTATCTATAATGTTTGGAACAGAAGATTCAATTACTGAAGGTGGTGAATTTGATACAAAACATTTTAAATATTTTGAATTTAATAGTGAAGGTAAAAGAGAAGCAAGATTATCATCTGCTCTACAGAAATTTTTAGGAGCAAGTAAAGTTTTTTTAGAAAAGGAAATAGGAAGCTCACTTGCTTCAACAACATTAGGTTTTATACCTATAGATATAAATTTAACTCTAGATGGAATATCAGGTATAAAAATCTATAACCAACTATCAATAGATTCAGAATTTTTACCAAAACCGTACCCAGAAGTCATAGATTTTGTGATAATGAATGTAACACATAGAATTTCAAATAACGCATGGGAAACTGAAATTAGAGCGATTTCAAAGCCAAATGTGGCTAAAACTGATATAGAAGCAGTTAATGAGATACTTGCAAAAGAAGAAGAACAGGCTTCAGAACAACAAAATCAAGAAACACCAGAAGAAGATGAAGATTTAACTTTCTTTCCACCTTTAGGAAATCTTAGTTTAAATATTAGAAATGATGATCAAGGTGCAGGATCTTTTGGTGCACCTAGAAGTACAAGCAAGAAAAATAGAAGGACTCATGAAGGGATTGATTTATCAACAGTAGTACCCCCATCTAGAGATATAAATATTTTTGCCGAGTATCCAAACACTGCTACAAATAAAAATAATGCTAATTTACCAACACAAACTGGTACTGTCGCACCAACAACAGCATTATTATCATCACTTTATTCAGGAAGGGGGACTCAAGTTTTTGCTCCTATAGATGGAAGATTACTTTTTTGGAAATCGGATAAAGATTCAGTTTTGCCTGGAGCTAAAATTATAGGAACAGGAAAGTATACAGGATATGTAGTAAAAATATTTTATTTTGCTCCTGAGAAAAAATTATATGGACAACAAGTTAAAAAAGGCAATTTTATAGGTAACGCTATACAAGTAGACCTTCAAAAAAACTATCAAGGTGTTACAAACCATATACATTATGGAGTAGAAAAGTTAAATAAAGCAATAAACCCACAAGATTTAAAATATTCATTAGAGAAATAGTAAATGGCTTATTATCCAAAATCTAAAATAAAGACGAATCAGTACACCAATGGTGACGAATATGTAAGATCTGATACAAAAGAAGCTTATGTAGGTTTTTATTGGTTAAATTCTAGAAACCAAGCTTTCACAGGAAAAATACCACAAGAAAAACCAACAGTTGCTCTTATAACACAAACTGCATCAGAACCTGTAACAGACGTAGCAGATCCACTAGACACATCAGTAAATTGGGTAACAGATTATAATCCTAAGATAACAAATCAAAAGCCTGGTAATATACCCTCAAGGTATCAAGCTGCTCCTACTCAGGGGCAGTACGATACTGGGGAGTTTCAAAGATACTTCACAAAGAAAGCAAACCAGAGTATCTATTATGAGATATCCAAAAGTGATTATAACAACATTATAGGACAAAAGGATTCTGTCCTTTGGCAGCTTTATAATGGTATATCACTACCATGGCAACTTACAGGAGATAAACAAGAAGTTTTTAAAACCAACAGAAACATAGTACTTTTGACACAACAACAACAAAATTTACCTGGGTTTAGTAAAATTTTCAAAGAGAATTATTTGCAATATTACCAGGAATAGTATATAATGTTTGTAAATAGGTTTTATGTATTGGTTAGTAGAAAGTGATTTTCAACTATCGTGGTTACGTGGAAGTGGTTATAAGAAAGCATTTGTAGAAGTTATTGGTATTGATCATAACTTACATCCAGCAGAAAATAACCCTTGTGTTATTTATATAAGACCACTAGAAGCAACTAAAGGCTATATGATGCCTTTAAATCATACAGAGGGGTTCAATGTCAGTAAAAAACAAGTTGTCGAAATTTTTCAAAAGTTTGAAGTTCTATTTACTTCAGATAAGAAATCTTTTTGGCATTATTTTCATCTGGACAACCTTCACGATTTTATATTATCTGCTGAAGACAATAGTGTGGATCTCACAGATACTCACAAGATTTTTTATAAAAAATACCCAAACCAGCAGAACGTCAACAAGATTGTCCCTATTGTCAAGCATTATCAATATTGCGAAGCCAAATATGAACAACTCAAAGATAAGATAAAGAAGCACGACACTAAGTATGAGCAATTCTATAACAAAAGAGTTTCATTGGTATACTACAACATCGAGAGAAATTCAATTGGAATCGATGTGGATAAGTTCTTCAAGCATTTTTACAATAGACCAAAGCCCTGGGTATACACTCAATATAACTTAAATACAACAACTACAAGGCCTTCAAATAAGTTTGGAGGGGTGAACTATGCTGCATTAAACAAAAAGACAGGAGAAAGAGCTAGTTTTGTACCAAAGAATGATTATTTTGTCGAATTTGACATAACAGCTTATCATCCTATGATAGTTTCACACTTGATTGGATATGAGTTTAAAAGTAATGATGTTCACCAAGATTTTGCTAACATGTACAAAACCAGTAGAGAAAAAGCTAAAGAAATAACATTTCAGCAATTTTATGGTCGAATATTTGCAAAATATAAAGATTTGAGGTATTTTAAATTGTTGTTACAAAAACAGGATGAATTAAAGAGTTCTTTCGAATCAAAAGGTTATTTAGAAGAACCAATAAGTGGTTATAGGTTCTACAAAAGCAACTTAGGAAATATAAGTAAAGAGAAATTATTCAACTATTTTTTACAAGCAACTGAGAGTTCATTGAACGTTCAGATTCTTTCTGACATACAGAAAGTACTAGAAAACAGATATACACAGATTGTTTTGACTGTTTATGATAGTTTTCTATTTGATGTAAAATCAGGAGAAGAAAAATTATTAGAAGAAATAAATAATGTATTTAAGAAATATAAATTTAAAACATCGATAAAGAGTGGATATGATTACGACTTTAGATAGGGTTCTGGATATTTATAATCATAGTAGTTATGATTTTAATACTATCGATAACATGCCAGACATAAATAATAAGCTATTTGCCACATTTACTACAGAAAGTGAGTTAGAGGAACTAGTAGCAGATATCAGATCCACTTACGATATAAGATTTAACAAAATTTTCGTACTTGAGATTTTAGATACTGATGAATTAGTCATAACTTACAATGTAGACAATGGTAATGTTGACTCAATTCCAAGCAATACAATATTATTACATAGAAAGAAAGAATCTAATACATTATATACAATTAATGCTTTGAATGAATTGATCAAGGGATTAAACAATGGTGTAGTAGATGTAAATTATAAAGTTGAGTGGAATCACTATAGAAATTGTATTCTCCTCACACAACACAATTCCTTAAAACAGTTGAACACAAAAGTTCACAAAATTTTGGAATTGTAAAAAGTTTTTATATAATAAGTTTTAATTTAAATGTTATCAATTATGAGTTATTCGTTTAATCAGCAGAATCAGCTGGACAAGCTTGCTAAGTTTCGTCAAAAGATTCAAGGAAATACACAACCAACACAAAAACAATCAAGAGCCTTATGGAGACCTCGTTTAAATGAGACTCAGATTATTCGTATTGTTCCAGATCCTTCAGGAGAACCACCAATAAATGAACTAAAATTTTACTTCAATACAGGAGTTACAGAGCAACTTGGTGAGAGAACAGTAAATATATCTATTCTATCACCTACAAGTTATAATGAGTCTGATCCTATTGAGATGTTTACAGACATTTTTACATCTGAGAATTCTGATGAATATGCTAATTTAGATGCTGAAATAAAAAACAAGATTCTTTACAAACTTAGACCTTCTACGAAATATTATATTCCTATTATTGTGAGAGGTAAAGAATCTGAAGGTGTACAGTATTGGGGTGTATCTGAAAAACTTCTTGGACTTATCTTAGACCGAATAGAGGTTGATGGAAACTTAATATATGATCCTAATAAAGGTAGAGACATGAGAGTTTGGATCGAGGATCTTGGAAGTTACAAGCAAACTAAATTTGAAGTAGGGAAAGAAAAACCACTTACAGAAACAGAAGAGGGCATTAAAAGCATAATGAACAATCATCCAGATCTCATTGAGCAGTTTTCTAGAAAATCATTTAATGAACTTAAAGAGATAGTGAATCAAGTTTTAGCTCCATTTGTAGGAGAAGAAAACAAAGAACCTACAGAAGAAAAAACTGGTACTGATTATTCTAGTGTTCATAAGGCTGCTCCAAAACAAGAAATTGAAGAAGAGGAAACAGTGGAAGAAGATCCATTCAACGATTTACCTTTTAATTAGAATACATGGCAAAGAAATCACTAACACAAGCTGCTGCTGCAGTCTCTAAACAAAACTTTAGTCTTAACAAGTATAGAGAGAAAAAGGGAATCTCAGCAGTTTCAAAATATAAAGAACAGAAGTGGATCCCACTATCAGATGCTTTTTCTGACGTAACATCTATACCAGGTATCCCCCTTGGACACATAGTTATTATGAGAGGTCATAGTGATACTGGCAAGACAACTGCTATGATTGAAGGAGCAGTATCTGCTCAGAAGAGAGGCATTTTACCAGTGTTCATTATAACAGAGATGAAATGGAATTGGCAACATGCCATAGATATGGGATTTGAAGTCAATGAAGTAGTTGATGAGGAGACTGGAGAGATTGTAGATTATGATGGATTCTTCATTTATGTTGATAGACAAAATATAAACAGTATTGAAGATGTAGCTACATTCATTGGAGATTTACTTGATGATCAGAAAGCTGGAGATCTTCCATATGATTTGATGTTCTTTTGGGATAGTGTGGGATCAGTTCCTTGTGAACTTTCTATCACATCAAATAAGAATAATAACGAATGGAATGCTGGAGCTATGTCTACTCAATTTGGTAATAATGTAAATCAAAGAATTACCTTATCTAGAAAAGAATCATATCCTTACACAAATACTTTAGTTGCAATAAACAAAGTATGGACTATGAAAGCTGAATCACCAATGGGACAACCCAAACTTCAAAACAAGGGAGGAATGGCAATGTGGTATGATTCAACATTTGTAATCACTTTTGGTAATATAACAAATGCAGGTACATCAAAAGTAAAAGCAATCAAAGAGGGTAAACAGGTAGAGTTTGCTAAAAGGGTAAATATCCAGATTGATAAAAACCATATCAATGGAATAACTACTAGAGGAAAACTAATCATGACTCCCCATGGGTTTATAAAAGATTCTGATTCAGATCTGAAAAACTATAAGAAAGAATTTTCAAATCAATGGGCAGAGATTATGGGAGGTTCAAACTTCGATCTAGTAGAAGAAGAGCCACAAGCAGCGATTCAGGCACCAGCTTACGAAAAAGAGCCAGAATAGATGAAAAAGAAACTTCTTAGCTTATTAGATCAAGTTCAAGAAGGTAGTGAAATTAGAGAAGAGAGGGTTCTCCTTGTTGATGGATTGAATCTTTTTTTCAGGAATTTCTCTGCCATAAACACACTTAATCCTAATGGAGGACATGTAGGAGGATTAGGTGGTTTTTTAAATTCACTTGGTAGAATGATTTCTTTGATAAAAGCTACAGAAGTATATGTTTTCTTTGATGGGGCTGAATCTACCAATAGAAAGAAAAGAGTTCTTACAAATTATAAAAAGGGCAGGGGAACTAGAAAAATAACAAACAAGTTTTTATACAGATCTGGAGATGAGGAGCATGAAGCTAAATTAGAACAGCTAGGTAGAATTATTGAATATTTAAAGTTTCTTCCTGTTAAAACAATTATTATTAATGGAATAGAAGCAGATGATGCTATCTCCTATTTAGCACAATCTCTAACTAAAAAATGTGTTATAGTCTCATCAGATAGAGACTTTCTTCAAGTTGTAAATGAAAGGATAACTGTCTATAGACCTATAGAAAAAATCTTTTATACACCAGAAAGAATAAAAAATGATTATTGTATCCTACCAGAAAATTTTATAATCTATAAAACTTTGGTTGGTGATAAATCAGATAATGTTGAAGGAGTTCGTGGTATAGGACCAAAAGGAGTTACCAAGCTATTTCCAGAGCTTCTAGAGAGAGTTTTCACTATAGATACGTTACTGGAGGTTTGTGCAGAGAAGTTGCAAGAAAAGCCTTTATATTCAAAAATAATACTAACTGAAGAGGAGATAAGAAAGCAACATAAAGTAATGAACCTTTTAGATCCTCTAATTCATCAATCACACAAGGATAATTTAGACTCTTTGATATTAGAAGGTGTTCCAAAACTAAATGAAGATATTATTGCAGAATTTGCAGAGAAAGATTATATTTACGCAGTTATCAGGGATGTAAAAAAATGGTTATATAATTTCAAACACTTAAACAGTTATGGTAAAGAGTCTTGATGGATATGGCATCAGTTTTCAAAGACATTTAATTTCTTCTTTAGTAAACGATAAGCCTTTCCTTAAAAGTGTTCATGATGTTCTGAGCAATGAATACTTTAGTCACAATGCACACAAATGGTTAATTGATCAGATACTACAGCATTATAACAAATATGATACGTTGATCAGTACTCAAGCCATTATTGTAGCTCTTAAAAATGAGAATTTACATGAAGAGCAGGATTTCTTCGAAGAAGTTAAGAAGATTGCAAAAATAAAAGAAACTGATATTGAATACTACAAAGATGTTCTTGTAAATTTTCTGAAAGTAAAAAAAGGAAAACAAACAATTTTAGAGCATAGCAGTATATTAAACACTGGAGATGATCTAGAAACCCTTATAGAGCAATTAGAAGTTGTCAAAAAAATTGGGGGTGATAGAAATGTAGGACATGAGTATGACAAAGATATTGAAGAAAGGTATGTAGAAAACATCAGAAATGAGATACCAACTCCTTGGGGTATGATAAATGAACATATTCAAGGAGGATTAGGTCAAGGTGATTTTGGATTGATATTTGGTAATCCTGGAGGTGGTAAATCTTGGTGTCTTGTAGCACTTGGTGGATATGCTGTGCAACAAGGATATAATGTAGTTCATTATACCTTAGAACTTGATGAGCATTATGTAGGAAGGAGATACGATGCGTATTTTACTGAGATTCCTGTTGACCAAATTTTCGAACATAAAGCAAAAGTAACAGAAGCAGTTAAAAATTTAAAGGGAAGATTAATTATTAAAGATTTTCCTATGGGAAAAGCTTCACTCTCAACTGTAAAAGCACACTTACAAAAGATTGAGGATGTGGAATTTAAGCCAGATTTAGTGATCATTGACTATGTTGATTTATTAAAGTCAGGTAGGAAATCTACTGAACGAAAACAGGAGATAGATGATATTTATACCAGTACCAAAGGACTAGCACGTGAGCTGAAAATTCCCATCTGGTCTGTGTCTCAGGTAAATAGATCGGGAGCTCAAGAAAAAATTATAGAAGGAGATAAAGCTGCTGGGTCATATGATAAAATTATGATCACAGATATAGCTCTCTCACTTTCCAGAAGGAAGGAAGATAAAGTCAATGGTACTGGCAGATTTCATTTCATGAAAAATAGATATGGAATGGATGGTATGACATTTTCAATAAATGCAGACACATCCACTGGGCATTTTGTCGTTTCTGATTACATCGATATAGATGAGGATGATGTCAAGTTACCTAGTGCAACAAGTAAAAATATAATGAACAGATTGAGTCAACTAAAACCAAAAGAAATAAAAGATTTACCTTTTTAATTATGCCACAACTTTTCCAGGAAAGAGTTCCGTTTAAACCCTTCGAATACCCTACATATTTTAATGATGGTTGGATGCCACAACAACAAGCCCACTGGCTTCATACAGAGATCTCCATGCAAGGAGATGTCAAGGATTGGAATGAAAGACTTTCAGCATCAGAAAAAAACTTAGTAGGAAACATTTTATTAGGATTCGCACAAACAGAATGTGCAGTTTCTGATTACTGGACCAACATGGTTACAAAATGGTTTCCAAAACATGAAATCAGACAAATGGCTATGGCCTTTGGATCTTCTGAGACTATTCATGCCACTGCATATTCATACCTAAATGAAACATTAGGTCTTGAAGATTTTGAAGCATTCTTACACGAACCTGCTATTGCCGATAAGTTTGAGTTATTGACAGAAACTACAGCAGATTGGACACACAATGATCTAGCTAAAAATGCTAAAGCTAGACAAGAAGTAGGAAAAAGTTTAGCAATATTCTCAGCATTTTCAGAAGGAGTATCATTATTCTCTTCATTTGCAGTTCTTTATTCTTTTCAGATGAGAAATTATCTTAAAGGGATTGGTCAACAAATGAAATGGTCAATTAGAGATGAATCACTTCACTCTAAAATGGGATGCCAACTTTTCAGACATATGTGTGAGGAGTTTCCAGAACTAAAAAATGAGTGTAAGAAAACAATTGAGGAAGCTGCAAAACTTATCGTAGAATTAGAATTAAAATTCATTGACAAAATGTTTGAGATGGGAGATTTAGAAAATCTTAAATCATCAGACTTAAAAGAATTTATAAAAGCTAGAACAAATACAAAACTCAAAGAATTAGGATACGATCCTATCTTTGATTACAACAAGAAAAAAGCAGAAAATTTAGACTGGTTTTATCATCTTTCAGGTGGTACGACACACACAGACTTCTTTGCAACAAGACCGACTGATTACAGTAAAGCTGGTGAAGGAGAAGATTGGGAAGATTTATTTTAATAAGGTTATATTATGAGCAAACATTACGGAAAAGAATTAGGTTGGGAATTAGGAGTAGACTATCCTTTATGGGCAGATACTGAAATTTATGTAAAAACAATCTCAAGGGGATACCTCCTACCAGGAGAGAAACCAAAAGATGCATATTGGAGAGTAGCATCTAGAGTAGCACAGAGATTAAATAAACCACAATTAGCTACAAAATTTTTCGATTATATTTGGAATGGTTGGCTATGTTTAGCATCCCCTGTACTTTCAAATACTGGAACAGATAGAGGTTTACCCATATCATGTTTTGGTATTGATGTAGCAGATTCAATCTATGACATAGGTGCTAAGAATCTAGAAATGATGTTGTTAGCAAAGCATGGTGGGGGAGTTGGCATTGGTATCAATCAAATCAGACCTGCAGGTGCTAAAATTACTGGTAATGGAACTTCAGATGGAGTCGTGCCTTTTTGTAAAATATATGACTCAACAATTTTAGCTACTAATCAAGGATCAGTTAGAAGGGGAGCAGCATCTGTAAATTTAAATATTGAACATGATGATTTCGAAGAATGGTTAGAAATAAGAGAACCAAAAGGAGATGTAAATAGACAATCACTCAATTTACACCAATGTGCAGTTGTTGGTGATAAATTTATGAGAAAACTTCAAGATGGTGATGAAACTGCAAGAAGAAAGTGGGGTAAACTACTTCAAAAAAGAAAAGCTACAGGAGAACCTTATATTCTGTTCAAGGGGAATGTAAACAAACAAAACCCTGAAATGTATAAGCAAAATGGTCTTAAAGTTTTTATGACAAATATTTGTTCTGAAATTGTTCTCCATACTGATGAATCACACTCTTTTGTTTGTTGTTTATCTTCTTTAAACTTAGCTAAATATGATGAGTGGAAAAATACGGATTTAATATATACAGCCACTTGGTTTTTAGATGGAGTACTCTCAGAATTTATCCAAAAGGCAAAAGGTCTTAGAGGATTTGAAAATTCAGTTAGATCAGCAGAAAAAGGTAGAGCATTAGGATTAGGAGTTTTAGGTTGGCACACTTATCTACAGCAGAGTGGTATTCCATTTGAGGGAATGACAGCTCAATTTGAAACTAGAAAAATATTCTCACAATTAAAGATTGAATCTGAAAGAGCAAGTAGAGATATGGCCACTGAATTAGGTGAGCCTCTTTGGTGTAAAGATAGTGGGTTTAGAAACACACATTTAAGAGCTATTGCACCCACTGTGTCAAACTCTAAACTCAGTGGAAATGTATCAGCTGGTATAGAGCCTTGGGCAGCTAATGTATTTACAGAACAAACAGCAAAGGGAACCTTTATCAGAAAAAATTCTGAACTTATAAAAGTCCTTAGAAAAGCAGGAATTAATAATAAAGATACTTGGGATAAAATATTAGCAGATGGAGGATCTATTCAAGACATAAAAGAATTAGATTCCTGGTGTTTTTTAGATGGAAAACTTCTGAATTGCACAGATGTTCCAGAAGGAGATAATTTTAAAACTTTTAAAGTAAAAGATGTTTTCAAAACTTTTAAAGAAATAAATCAACTTGATCTAATAAAACAAGCTGGTGTTAGACAACAATATATTGATCAGTCAGTTTCTTTAAATTTAGCATTTCCATCGATTGCTACACCAAAATGGATAAATCAAGTTACCATGGAAGCTTGGAAACAAGGAATAAAAACATTATATTATATGAGAACAGAGTCAGTACTTCGTGGAGATATTGCATCAGCAGCTGTAGATCCTTTGTGCCAAGCCTGTGATGGATAAATAGTTGCGAGTTATTGTTAAACTTAAAATTTAGATTATGGTACAAGTAAAAAGATTCCATGCTGAATGGTGTGGTCCGTGTAAAATGTTAGCTCCAACTATGGAAAAAGTAAAAGGACAATTTCCTCAAGTAGGATTTATTGATGTTGATGTAGATCAAAATCCTGAAGAAGCACAGGCAAATCATGTGAGAAACATTCCACTAGTAGTTATTGAAAAAGATGGACAAGTCATTGATAGAATCGCAGGTTTAAACACAGAAGATACCTATGTTCAAAAACTAAGACAAGTAGTATAAGTATGATTACTTTTATTTTGTTATTAGGTATAATTGTTTTATCAATTATAATATTCCTTCAACACCAGAAACATAAGATTGAGATTGAAACTCTTAAAGATGATTTTAATAAAGAGAGAGCTAAGATTAGGAAAGATGCAGCATTCAAATCATCAGCTATAAATTGGGGAATGACAATAGAGAACTTTGTACCTTTTATGGACAAATTTCCAGTCCCATCGGAGAGTGCAATTTTTATGGGTAAGCCAATTGATTACGTATCTTTTACTGATACAGACGATCCAGAAAAATGTGCAGTTCATATCATAGAGGTCAAGAGTGGAAAAAGTCAACTTTTAAAACATCAAAGACATATTAGAGATGCTATAAAAAATGGAAAAGTACACTGGCATGAGGTAAGAGTTGAGTCAAATGTAAATAAATAACAGACTGATAATCAATTATTTAATATGAAGGGAACTTTTTGTTCCCTTTTTTTGTATATTTATTATAGCAATTGCAAATCCGAGTCGGACAGTTTTCTTATGTCTAACTAAATTTAAATCACATGAACATTTTAGAAAAAGTTAGCTCTTGGGCTAACAAAATTACTGAAGTAGGTGTAAGTGTTATCGCACTTGGAGTTGTACTTGAGATTCTATTCAAGGGTGCTAAGATTCCATTCTGGCCTGAAATTTCTGTAGTAGATAATATTATGGGAATATTAGGATCTCTCAGTAATGAAGGACTATTAGGATTAGTAGGTGCTTTTATTCTATATCATATACTGAAACACAAAACAGTATAAATTTTAATTTTAATTTTACATATTAGGGGGAGTTTTTACTTCCCCTTTTATATTTATAATAAACTAATAACCCTAGTAAGTTTTCCACAACCGTTATATCCAATAGTTGTTTATTGTTGAAAAACAGTAACAGGTAAAGGATGATATTATTTAGAAGAATTGTACTTAGTGCAGTGGTGTTCATTGTACTGTTTGCATTCAATGCTGACTCGCAAGATAAAGCAATATCAATTAAATCAGTTGAGAACAAAATTGTTTTAGGAGATTTTGCTGGTAACAGAGATCTAGCATTTGGTGTAGAAAATATTTTGGAAGAAGTTATTCAGGATGCAGGATATGACTTATATCCAGATGCACCTAATGAGATCACAGTCGACATATTATTTTTTGATGTACAAAAAAACAATGTACAGATCGGTGTATATGGTAGAAATACTGACATCTATCAAATAATTGCACGAGCAACTCTTTACAATAACGGAAAAAAGAAAAAAATAGCTACTGCTAAAGGCACAGCGAAATCTATATCTACAGCCACCCTTATCATTGATCAGGGAGGTCAGTTTTCACAAGCAAACGTTTCAACTGCTATGAAAAAGCTATGTGAACAACTTATAGAAAAACTTAAAATATAATGAAAAAAATATTAAACAAAATTTATGACTTCTTCGAAAGAATAGATGATCATTTGAGAGATATGTACGGTATAGACAACAGAAAATTAGGAAAAAAATGAAAAACTTTTTAGCAACATTATTATTATTAACAAGCACATTTGCACTTTCACAGGCAGCTTATCTAAATATGACCACATCAGATGTAAGTAATATAGCTGTAGGTGATACTTTACAGGTTACTGTAAAGAACACAAACATGCAATCAACACCATCGTTAGCACAATTTGATATAGAATTTAATAACCAATTATTAAACCACGTAGGTACTACTTACCCAGTAACATCAAACGGTACTAACTCATCAGCACAAACAGCACTATCAACATTTACTGGTTATAAATGGAGTGATGGTACTAACCTAAGTGGTACAGTAATATCACAACAATATGATAACTGGGGTACAAATAGTTCAGGATATAGTACAAGCACAGATTGGACAGTACTAAGAACTACAATTCAAGATGGACAAACACTTGATACAGATACAAGTCTTGTAACATTTTCATTTGTAATAAAAGATAGAGCATCTACTAACTATACAAACTATAGTAGTATAGTAGAACTAAACTGGGGTAGATTAGTTAACAATAGTAGTAATACAAGCTATGATACACACACTCAAGCAGGAACAATATCATTAACAAATGTAGCAGGAGTAAATGCAGGAACAGTAACAATAAATGTATTATCACCTCATTCTAATAAAGATAAAATGAAGTATGAGATTTATGATTTCACACAAGTAGAAGCAGTAGATTGGGATGGTGATGGAACTAATGGTTCATATTGGCCTAAAACAGGAGAAACACCTATATATTCAGGTAACTTTGATGCAAACGGACAATTTCAAACAACTAACCTTGCAATAGATGGACAGTATCTCTTAAATTTAATATCAGAAGATGGAGGTTCAGGATGGATGGATGAAATAGTAACAGTAACAGATGCATATAAAGTATTTCAATATTTAAGCGGTACAGATATAAACAATACAGCTAATGCAGTATTTGAATATAAAATACAAGAAGTAATGGCAGAAGTAACAGAAGATGAAGCATTAACATTTGATGATTCATATGAAATACTAGCTCATATAAATGGATATACAACATCCAATAATGTAACATCAGCAGCAGGTACTGGAGCATATCATTTAAATAGTTTAATTGCAGATTGGGGAGTACCAGCTGAAGAAATGTTAACAAGAGTGTTCACAGTAACTGAAACAGTTAAAACATTTAATTTTGCTCATTCATTTAGAGGTGATTTAGATTTCTCACACTCTACAGAACCAACAGCTGCAGCAGCTAAAAATAATCCATTTACAGTTTCATCAATGGTTAACTTAACAAGTAAAAATAATGATATGATAGTATCATTTGCACCAGATGAAAATTACAATTTAGATGTTAATTCAGCTATAGTAAATGGAAAAGTAGAATTAACAGTTAATTTAACTAGAGAAGATTTAGTAGGAGCACAAATTAACTTAAAATACGATACTACTAAATTGACTTTTGATAGTATAGTCTACGATACAGGAAATGAAATGACTAACTTCTCAAGAGTAAAAGAAGATAAAATATGGATAGGTTCATTAGATACAAATGGAGCCAAGTTTGTTAAAAGTGGAACACCATATAAAGTTATATTTAATATGAATCAACAACT